GTTTTGCCATACGTGTAATCGTGGCGCGAAGTGCCGTACCTGCGGCGCTTCCTTTGATAGAACTATTCGCCATTATAGAAGTCGCAAGAGCTATATCCTGAATCGAGTAACCCATTGCGCCCGCTACAGAGCCGACATATTTGAAGGTTTCGCCCATCAAATCGACATTCGTGTTCGCATTGGCAGAAGCGGTCGCCAATACATCGGCGAATTCTCCGCTGTCTTTGGCCTGTTTTCCGAATGCAGTCAATGCATCCGTAACGATATCGGATGTCCTCGCCAGATCACCGCCAGATGCAATAGTCAAATTAATAACGCCATCCATACCGGATAGCATTTCATCCGCCTTCCAGCCCGCCATCGACATATATTCCATCGCAGAAGCTATCTGACTGGATGTGTACTTTGTGGAAGCACCTAGCTGTTTTGCTTTGTCTGACAATTTATCAAAATCTGACCCTGTAGCCCCAGAGAGGGCTGCAACGGAAGACATTGTACTTTCGAAGCTCATACCTGCGCTTACCGCGTTTGTTGTTACGCTTTTAAGCGCACTTCCAACTGCTGTAACTGCTTTTCCACCAATTGCCGCCATTGCGCCGAATCCAAGTCCACTGGATATGGTACTGCGTAGCCGTTCTGCTGTATCGCTGCACGATTTCATCGTCGAAGAGAAATTGCTGTCTACCGCTGATAGAACCGCTTTTACGCTATAAGATTCTGCCGTTTTCACCATCTCCTTTCTTGATCAACTTCGAAAGTCCAGCAAAACGAGGATCTGTCTTTTTTGTTCTCTTTTTTTTCAAATTTTCAAGTTCCCGCTCATAATCGAAGAATTTCTGGAACTTTTTATAGACTGGAACTGTCTTTTTGCCTGTTTTTCGTTCTGCACGCACAGCAAAATCAAGATATGCCTGCCTGTGTGCTTCGAAATTTCGGTCAAACATTTTCAGTTCCAGCGCCTCCATCATGACATTATACTGAGCTACTGTCAGCCGATCCACCTGTTCGAATGATGTAAAATTGAAGTACCGAAAGCAATTCACCGCAACATCATGATAAATTTTTTCGAAATCTACTGTTTCTTCTCGTCCTGAGCCTTCTTCTGAAATTCCTCCAACGCTTTCTTCAAAGCTTCCTGGCGTTCTTTCTCCGCTGCCACTGCTTTCTCGATTTCCGCGACGGTTTTCTTCGTAGCATTGGCTGTCCTTAAGAAACCCAGTGTGTCCTCGAAAAGTTTATCAATGTCTGTTTCCGGATCATCAATATAATCATCCAGCAGTTCTTTTGTAACTCTCGGAGTCTGCCCCTGATTTGCTGCATCTAGCAGATCTACAAGCGGCTCCACCTCTCCATCCATGACGCTGCCGATCATATATTTCAGACCAATTCCTTTGCTGACATCTTTTAAATTGTCAACTGGCACCTGAATTTTTTTGTTTACATCGCGAAGGAATCCCATGCCAAAATTAAACTGATACACCTGTCCATTGATTGTAAGTTCCATATCGTTTTTCTCCTTTACTATTCAAAAAGAGGACGATTTCTCGCCCTCAGCATTTTTACGCTCCTGTTTTTGTCGTATCTGTAAATACGTAAGCTGCTATTTCCTGCTGCGCGGTCGTTACGGTTACATCACCTTTCTGACCGGTTCCATTGACACCAAAGGTAAGAGACACCTCCACCATATCTTCGGCGTTTGAAGTCTTTTCTACCTCCGTCACATAGCCCTGGAAGTATTTTCCTTTAAATTTATTGCTTCCGCTGGATGCTGGATCATCCAGATTTGCTTCCCAGATCTCGACCAGTTCATCATTGATCATGGCATCTTCAAGAGAGTCGATCAGCGTGTCGCCCTTGGCAAGAATACTGGTTGCCGTAATCTCAACCTCGGCTGCTCCCGGGGTACGGATCGTGCCATCCTTTGTCTCTGTGGTATCGGCATCCTTGCTTGTCGTTCTGCCGTTCTCTGTCGTAAACGCTAATGCTGTAGCTGCATTTTTAGCCGCATCTTTTTTAAGGCGGTACAGATAAACGATCTTTTTACCACGTACCGCATCTGCGAATAACTGTAAATCAATTGTTTTTCCCATGCTGTTCTCCTAACTAAATAAAAAAGTCACTTCCACGATACCGTGAAGAAGTGGCTGGTTGGTGGTTGTGTCCGGCAATATTCTCTGATTTAAGTCCTGCACGGACCAGGAAAAGTTGCCGGTATGTTCCAGATGTCTGCAAACCTGCTTGATCTGCAGAAGCATCTGCGAAACTGTGCCGCGCTGCCGCGGATTGTCGTGCCAAACGTGGATTGTCTGACTTACAGTGCCGAATACAGCCGTTTTGTTGGCCCGATCATTCAAGTCACTGTCCGCCAGATAGATAAACGGGTATGGCGTACCTTCCGGCGGTAAAAACGTGTCATACACACTGCCTGGATACTGTTTTTTCAATTCCAGAAGCAATGCACTGAATAATTCCTGCTGTGGATCCATCGTGTCACCTCGTAAGCTTTTTCAGATCAGATTTGAATTTCTCTTTCTGTGCTGTATAGGAAGGGCGCATATACGGCTGTGCGTTCATATATCGGGTTCCATACTCCACGTATGCCGCATACTCTGCTGTAGGCTCCACTTCCGCTGTAAGACCGCTATCCCGGATCTCAAGTCCAATGCTTCGTTTCAAGTTACCAGTATCCACCGGTACCTTTCTCTGCGCCGACTCCTGCAGGGCTGCCCCATTACTTTTCACAATCCGCTTAACATCGTTCATTTGCACATTTTTCTTCAATTTGACCTGCAGCTTCTCCATTCCTTCCAGCTTGATTTTCGGCATCAAACCACCTCCGATAAAATAAAAGTCTGTTTCACACGTAATTTCCGCGTATAGTCCACTTTGTAGGTCGTGTTTCCAATCCGGATCCTGTCAAACGGCTTCTGATAATGGTTCTGGAGCTGCACTGTCACGCTGCCCTGACGGATCCCGCCGTATACGATCCGCATGATTTCCGCCCGCGTATCCATCACAGATGCCATTTTCCGCACCTCTGTTACCTGATCGTCGGCATAGTTTCCAGTCGTTGGATCATACTCACCCGGCAGGACTCGCTGGAAGAAAATTGGCGTATCGTATCTCACAGAAACTTCACCTTTCCCTTCCTTGCCTCCCGCTGGCTGTCCAGATAAGACTGAATATCATCCATGTACCCGGCAAAATCATTTTCAGACCAGGAAAGGCTCTCGCCCTCAACGCTGTGAGAGGAGAGCCCTTCCGAGCCGATCCGGTTGAATCGAATGACCGAAACATCCAATATGATGTATTCCATCTCTTCCGGCGGCTCCAGACCGCCAAGAAGAAATTTCAGCCGCTGTTTCGTGGCATTCAGAATCAGCTGTAACTGCTGTTCTGTCTTTTTGTCTGTATCTTCCATTCCAAGAAGCAGTTTCAGATCTTCGATCATAGGCTGCCTCCTATTCTGCCAAGGAATCTACTGCCTTATTCTTGCTTTTCCCTTTGCCTGCCTTTTCCGGCTCCACCAGCTCGATCAGTGGGATACCACGCAGATTTTCAGCAGATGCAAGCTCCGCCAGGCGGGCTTCGGATACCTTAAGCCCCTCACGCGGGAAGGTATCGCCTACTCTGTATTCATGGTCATCGTCCTGTAAATCAGTAAAATACTCGATTACTCTGTACATATACCATCATCCTTTCTCAGCTTTTCACGGCTACTGTTACGTCACCGGAACGAACTGCTTTGTAGTTCTGGTCGCACTCAACCAATGTTATATGATGGCCAGCGGTAGATGCGATCTCGGATTCTCCATCCCATTTGCTCCAGTTTTTCACATCATCGCCGTATTTTACCGCGGTCGCAGACGCTGCATCTTTGTACTTCCAGTAGTTATTCATGGACATGCTCTGCTCTTTTACGGAAATCTTCGTCTTTCCAGCTTCTGTTCCTGCTTCAGATGTTACATTCAGAGTTCCAAGTGTCTGCGTATCAGATCCGCCAACGGAAATGTAAGCAATTGCATCCAGATATTCGCAGAACAGACGCAGGCCCATGATAGCGAACATATCAGAAATTGCTCTCTCGTAGGTGCCCTGCGCATGGAAGCCGATAAAATGAGTAGTCGGATCCGTTGTGTAGCTAAGGCCAGCCTTCACGAACTCAGAATCGCCCGGATCAACATAATATCCGACGATATTATTGAGCGGGGTAGCGATAACAACGTTTTCCGGGATTTCAGAGCTTACGAACACAACCTCTGCACCCAGGAATTTCTTCATGTACTCAAAGCCGAACGCCGTCTGCAGTGTAATGTCAGCAGCACCAACGTATTTATACACATCCAGTGTATTCACCCACACTGCTACGCCTGTAGCCGTTCTTTTCATTTTTTTAAATTTGTCTTTGACTTTTCCGATCGCCATAGCAACCGCCATCTGCCAAGTACTTTCGTGATCAGTCAGAGAACCCGCCTTCAACTGTGTATACAGCTTATCCATGACAACGTTCTGCAGATCGCTTTTAAACTCTTCGTCTGTGTCCTGTACTGCGGCATCGTATCCTTTCTCTGCGATCGCCTCCAGGGTTACGCCCTTGCGGTATTTGTTGATCCTGATGGTATCGAACGGGATCTCTTCCACAGCGTACTGAGAGTACGGGATTTCTTCGCCCTCTGCGACCTCACCGGACTGCAGGGTTCCTGTTACCTTTTTTGTCTTTAAAACAGTATTGTTATCTTTCTTGATCATTCGGATAATGCCCAGGACATCAAGCAGCGCCTGAATGTTTTTGCCGAAAGATGTTACAAAGTCAATCTCGCGGGCCTTTACCTGGATCTGTTCCTGCCCCGTCATGTTATCCGGTGCTGCAAACACCTGCAGCCCTAATTTTCCAATTTTATGCATGTGTATTCCTCCTACTGAAATAATGCGATGTTTTCCGCAATCAGCCGCTGCCGCTCAATCGGGTTGCTGATTGCAAGAATCTGTTCTTTTGTAACAGCGCCCTTTCCGCCGGATCCGCCCTTTGGTGCATTACCCTTCAAAGCATCTTTTACGGCAGCCTGCACTGCGTCCTTGTACATCTTTCCGAAAGCTTCCACAGCCGTCTTGGTATCTTCAGCGCTTTCCGATACCAGATGTGCCAGAAGTTCATCCGGGATGTTGATTTCTTCATCTGCCAGCATCTTTCTGGCTGTTTTTGACATCTCCGAAATCGCGTTCTGCCGTTTCAGATCCGCCAGTTCTTTCTCCAGCTTACGATTCTTGTACTCTGCTTTCTCTTCCTTGGTCATCTTCGCGAGCTTTTCCGCTTCTGAAAGTTTGTCATCAGTCAGCGCCTGCCACTTTTCCTGTGCTTTGGTCACTGCTGTATTTACCGCCTTTTGGACCCTGCGGTCGAACTCTGCACGATTCTCTGCCTGTCCAAGAAAATCATCAAATGACATCTCATTGCCGCTATCTCCAGAACCTGCTCCAGTTCCGTCCTCGTTTCCGTCTCCGGCTCCGCTGCCGTCTCCTTCGCCGTCTGCAAATACCTGCAGGTTGATCATCGGGATTCTCCAATGATAATGGTTGTTTTTGCACTTCATTATTTTTCTGTCCTTTCTGCCCCGTCCCGTTCTGTAATAGCCCCGTGCCGTTGCTCCGGAATCATAGTTTAACGACATTTCGGTCACATCGGTTACACGATCCGGACATGCTCCGGAAATTCATCGGCCATCAGATAGATGCCGACAAAAAAGGAATCCACCAGAGTTCTTGCTCTCTCTGATAGATTCCCATACTGTATATCAACCCAGCCGGGCGATACTTCGTATTCTATTTCATCCCTTGTCAGATCCTCGATCGAGCGGATCAGCGTCCGCACGAGGCTGGAAACGCCTGCGCAGACAATGTCCTGCCCGTGCGGTGCATACATTGCATGGCCGGATACCTTGATTTCGTTCTTACGAACGGATACTTCAATCACTCTTTGATCCTCTCTTTCTTAAATGGGCATAAAAATACCACCGGCCTCTCGACTAGTGGTAACTATGAAATAATCGCGCCAAGTAATGCAGACAATATCACGTTGAATGTTTCAGTACAATATTCTTTTGCTTTCTGCATGCGGCTGTTTTCTTCCAGGAACTGTACGCCCTCAAACGTAATCTCAAATGGTCTGTCTGTTTGGAGCATTGGCGCGTCTTTTGTTTTGTCAACGACCACAAATCCTGTAATATATCCCTTCCTTACAAGCGTTGCAATGATCTTGCACCAATAGCTTTGCGGAATATCAAATAATTTTGAATTCCACGCGAACTGTTCGAGTTCTGGTTCTACACCGAGTTTCATGCATTCGTACAGATACCTTAGTATTTTATACATGATTACTTCCATGTCATTCTTTGCCATTATCGTTTTTACTCCTTAAACAGTTTTATACGAACGGAACCATCTCTTTTACGTCATTCAACGTCTTTTTTGCCTTTTCAAGCAACGAATTTTCGAACAGATAGGAAATACCCTTTGGTGTGATAATGGCATCCGGCAGATCGCCTAAAAGAACGCCATCTTTCGTATGATTAACAGCAATGCCTTTTACATATTCTTCCGTAATCAGGCTTAAAATGATATACTGCCAATAATTCTCATGAATATTATAAGCCGATGCTGTAAGGTAACACGCTTCTGGTTTTTCACCCTTTTTCAAGCATTCATACAGATATTTCAGTACCTGGTATACAATCACGAAATAATCATTCTGAGCCATTTGTCCTGTCTCCTTATCATCAGTTGATAATTAACTGATTCTTGCAAGAATCACAGTAAAAAGTATTGGTTTTTTCACGGTCGCCAACAGGAATCATAATTCCTTTTTTGCATTTCTTGCACAGAACTTTTTCGCCTTTTCTCAAAAGTTTTACCCTCTCATGAGGCGGCATATTCAGAGTATTCGTCATAAACAATCCCTCCCATTTCAAATTCGGATATTTATCATTTATATGATTAATTATATCCTGGACAACTTTCTCTGTCAATTCAATGTTTTGATGTCTGTACTCGTTCATATAGCATTGTAACTCTTGATTTTTGGTGTTTGGCTTGTTGATTTTGGCATGTGTGGCCTCGTGAATCACTGTAATAGCTGTCTCACGAACCGTTTTGGTGTTATCAGCATAAATGTTGATTTCACCATCTTCGAAAAGTCCGTCCAGTCCCTCGTCGACATCAACTCCGTACCATACCTTTATTTGAATATCATTTTCCTGAAGATATTCCAACATTTCCGTTCCGATGCTGGACTTTTTCATTTCTTTCATGATATTTCGAGGTTTGATAACGTCTCGCCCCTTTGATCTGCCATCCAATGTTTGGAATATGCCTTCGTTGTCTTTGTATCTCGCCTTTCTGTTTTTCGAAGCTTCCCATTCTTCTGTGGTACCACCCTGCTCCAGAAATTTCAACCATTTCTCATACTCTGTGCTGTCTTCATAGGCCGCCGTAGAGCAGTGGCATCGCGGATGCATCGGCGGCGCATTTGTCCCTGGCATCATATCCTGCACCCTAAAATGCTTACCGTCCAACGCCTGGCACCGCTCGCAGACATCTGCATTCCCGCAGGCAACGTATGTATACTCTTCGAATCCATTTCGGATATAGGACTGTTTCTGAGCTTCTGTCTGGACTCTGGCAAGCTCCGTGACCATGAGCCGCTCTGCATCCTCCCGGCTTGCACCGAAGCGTTTCTGCAGGTGCACCGCAAGTTTCTTCGGATTCTGTCCTCTGATCAGTCCTGATGCAAGTAATCCTTCCAGCTCTGCCTTGAGCATACCCTGATACATCCAAATACGATCCGAATATGTCGCATTCTTAAACGATGCATTCACAATTGCATGAGCGTATTTCTCATTCTTTAGGACCGACTTACCAAGGATACCGGCTTGTCTCTGGAACTCTTTCAGTGTTCTGTCGGTCAGCTTCTTATCAAAATATTTCTGCATCTCATCAAACCCGGATACCATCTCAAGACCGATATTCGCTTTCAGGAGCTCTAACCGGTTCACCTTCATTGTCAGATTATAGATCCGCATCTCTTCGTTTGCCTGATCAGAAAGATCTTTTGTTTCAACGTACTTCTTTGCTTTTCGTTCGTATGCTGCAATATCCAGCTTGCTTACTCTCTTCTTTGCCTCAGCCATTGTGATGCCTTCTTTTGCAGCATATTTAGTGTAAAATCCGTTGATCTCTTTATTGATCTCATCCATCATATTGGCATAGATTTCTTCAATATCTTTCTTGTACTGCACCTCCGAGATCTGGTTTTTCATGGCGTTTTCAGCCTCTCGTTTCTTCCAATACTCACTACTCTTCATTGCCATTTACGCCTTCTCCAAGTATTTTATTGAAAACATCGACCGGTTCCTCTCCATTTCTTTCCGCATATTCTTTTATGATGGTTATCATTTCCAATATAGAGTTTTCATTTCTTCCAAGCACCATGTACTCTGCTTTTTGATTTTCTTCCTGTTGTATTCGATCAATTTCTCCCTGCACATTGTCCACTACAGACAGTACGCCAAGCTGTGTCTCTTGTGATACGATTCCATCCAAGTTGCCGGCGATCTGACTCTCCTCCAGTACATTCGATGGAATATTCGGTGTGAAATGATAATGCAGTTTCACCCAGTCATCTTCTTTCATTCCAGATACAGGATTCGAAAAGATCAGCTTGTACCGCCGGTTCATTCCAGATGTAAACTTTCGTTCTTTTGTCTTGGCCAGATTGCTCATTCCCTGCAGCTTATACTTCATGGCAATGCCGGAGCTTGTACCGAAATTCTCGTCTGAGATGTTCGCAACCATACCGATCTGGAATATTAATTTCTCCAGACGATCAATCAAATGTTCCTGTGTGGTATCTCCATCTGGCTTATTCAAAAACTCTACAATAAGCTGATTCGCATCTCCATCAAAGTTAATAATACGATTATCCCGGATGTGCTTCACCTCGTCATTACCAAGCATAGTTCCAAGTATCTTCATGTAGGCATCCGCAAAATAATCTACATCATTTGATTTCTCACTGATTGCTTTGTTATAAGCATCAATCATTGACATTACCGGTTCAAAGATGCATGTGCGCTCCTTGTTCTCCACATACTCTGTAGCCGGCACCCCGTCAAATCCATGTATCTTTTCTTCTTCCTCCCAGACAAGCTTTCCCTTCTGGGTAAACCACCGTACCTTGGTGTCATCTGATACACTGCCATGCAGTACATCATTCGAATCTATGTACAGTCGAACAAAATACCGCTCCCTGCACAACACCGAATCATCGTAGATTATAAAAGCATCGAACGGTGTCAGATATGTAATCCCGATGTTTCCCAGTTCATCTACGTAATACATCTCGTATCCTTTGCCGTAAATGCAACAGATCTTCGACAGCTCCGCATTGTTATCGTCCTGATCATTGTACTGATCCAGGAGCTCCACATATTTTTTGATGTTGCCTGCAGCATCACCATCCACAGATATCTTAATTGGATTCCCGATAAAATATCCGTTAAATGTATCCACCATATATTTTGCAAAGTTCACAGCAATACGATTGTCTGGTTTATAATCCGGCTTTGGCTTCTGGTGAAAAATCTGGTAGTCTGTTTCGTATGCATCTTTCAGATGTTTAAACCGAAAGGCACACTCTGCATTATGTTTTGCTATGAATTCATTCAATTTATTATCTGTCAGTTCTTCTTCTGACGGTAATCGAAATAACACTTTACAGTCCTCCCTTCAGGTTTCTGTTTAGTTTCGGCTTAGCTTTACGCTCTTCCTCGATGGAATAACGCAGCATCGCCATTGCATCATCAAAAAATGGAACTGGTTCTTCCAGATAAGTGTTGGTACGCTCATCTTTCTTCCACTTCCATTGTTGTATTTCCTTTATGGTATTCACACAGGACGGGTGTATATGGATCATGTGCTGTTTCAAATAGTCTATCTGAGCATGGACACTGTTTGTCTCTTTATTGACTCCCTTCGCCCTGTATCCGGCTTTCTGCCACATCTTGATACGGTCCGGCTCAGCTGAATCACACCACATCCTCAGTTTCTTGTTAAATCTTCCAGCGGCCAGCCTAATAATCTCCTCTGTGTCCATCTCATACACATACAATTCCTGAAACAAATAGAGATCTCCGTCCTTAAATCCTACCTCGCCGATACAGTTGGCATGGTTAAATCCAAAGTCCTGTGAGTTCACAATGTAATCATAGTTCTCCGGATTTCGGTCAAATTCCTCGATGACATAGTTCTTAAGGATAAGACCGGCAACCTCTCCCCATTCACCCAGACCATACACCCGATAACCTTCCGGATCTACTTCCTTACGCCGGAGCATACGTCTGTGATACGCTTCATCGATGAACCGATTATTCTCATAGGTTGACTGATGTGTCAGTACATCCGGATCAACACGATCAAAGAACACTTTCTTAATCCAGTGATGTGACGACACCGGATTGAATGTTAACCGGATCTGGTAGAACAGCCCCTCCGGCAATATACCTCGAAGTCGGTCATCGATAATTTCAAAATCTGACTGTGTAATCTCTGTGGCTTCCTCTATCCAAACATCGGTAAGCTTCCCGCGCTTAAAGGTAATTGACTTAAGTTTCTCACGTTGCTTCTCGTCATTTACCCCGCGGAAGATGATCTGGTTATGATTGTTCTTACATTCCAGAAGCATATTTGAAGTATTGATGTACCAATACTTCTTATAGCTTTCTCCGAACATACGAAAAATAGCACTCTGCAATTCTGCAAAAGTGCTATCTCTATTCGTTACATCTGCTTTTCGGACACACAAAAGATTACGTCCCGAATCATTCATTAAACGAATGATATAATTCTGTGCCGTGTCCATGCTCTTTCCGGATCCGGCAGAACCTTTCATCACGATGTAGCGTTTTTTACTGCGATCAACCTCTTTGAAACCAGCATTTGCTTCTACCTTTATTTTCATCCGGTATCATCCTCGCCGTAATCAATCGTGATGTTCAGGTCCATATCTACATCTGTTTCAACTTTATCAGTGAACAATGCGTATCTCTTACCCAGGAGCTCTGCAGCCTTTAATCGTTCTTTTTCTGACGGGGATTTTTCCATCGTCCTCGCTTCGCTGCAGCCATCACCGGTTCCTTCAACTACAATTTCTGTGGAACTGCTTTTTCCGCGAAGCACGGAAGTCAGATACTCTATTACTTCCTGGGCGTCCGCCGTCTTCTCGTTGTGGATCTCTTCCATCCGATCAGCTATATATTTTTTAACGTTAACATTAGTTAACAATCTGCTTGCCGCCGCTTTAGCTACTTCATCACTTTTCACGCTTTTATACACTGCTTTATATGCCCGAGTGGCGTTCAAATCACTCAAATATTCATCACAAAATCTTTTCTGTTTTTCCGTCACTCAAGCTCACCTCATTTCTGCACGCAAAAATTCCCCGCATCTCTGCGAGGAATCCTTGTATAAGAGTAACAAATCGGAGAATCTCCATCCACTGGAGAGTTGGAACTGCAGGATTCGAACCTGCGCCTCGTGCCGGCGTCTCTGCGCTCTCCTTGAGCTACGTTCCAATAGGTGCATGGTACCAATCTGCACCGTGCATCATTCGGGCTTTTTCCACGGGCTGATGCCGCCCAATCAGCGGCCAGGCTGTGACACCTGACCGCCGCTCAAAATACATTCACAAGGAGGTAAAGAAAAGATGAAACCCTTCCTGCCGTTCTCTCCATGATACACTATAACATTTTGAAAACGAACATTGCGAACAAAACGAACAAACTTTCATTTTCTCTCAAAGTTTTCTATGCCGCCTCCATGAACCTCAGATATTCCATCCGCACGCTGTCTGCGGTTGCCTTTCTTCCGAGTTTTGCCGCCACCTGACTCCAACTGAGCCCCTCGAACACTTTATACTTGATAATTCTCTGCATCCTCTGCGGAATGTGGTTCATCCACTGCTCCACTTCTACCTTCAACCGCTGGGCGTTTTCCCGGCGCTCTTCCAGGATTTTCTCCTCGTACCGCAGGCGCGAGTCCTCCTCATACGTAAACGCCGTCCCAGCGATCTTAAAGTGCTGCGGATTGTACGGAAATTCCGGATTGCTCCCGGACACGTTCGTCTGCACGATGGTCTGCCGCTTCTTTTTCAGCCGTCTAATGTCCTTTTCCGTCTCTTTGATCAGCTCGCATGCGTCTATGTACTGCTCCAGAACCTTTTTCTCCATTGGTATCACCTCCTCACGCAAATCTCAACTGCTCCTGGCTGTCATTGATGTTAAGGTTCGGCACCCGCTCCCCTACTTTTAAGTACGAGCAGTTGGCTTCTACTAACTTTTCCGCCATAATCGGCACCACACTGTTCCCGATCCGCGCCACCTGCTTTGCAATCGGGTACGGTTTCCAGTTGTAATCCCGATCAATGATATAATCTTTCGGGAATCCTTGCATCAGCTTCAGTTCTTCCGGTTTCAGCATTCGCAGGAAGATATCCTTCAGAATGTATTTTTCTCCCTGAATATCCAGCACCACATTAACCAAACCAAAACGATCCTTCGTGGTGATCGTATCCAGTGGCCTGTCAATGCCTTGGCAGCTTCCGCCGGATCCGTAATATTTAATCAGGAATGCGGATATCAGCCCGAAGTGCCCCGGCGATGTTGTAATCGTATGCAATGGCTCATCGCAACCCTGTCCGATACCAGTCTTGTAATATTTGGTAATAAACGCTGTCACCAGCCCGTACCGGTTACTGGTATCAATGGTCTTGATCGGCTCCGTTAGAAACTGGCCCCGGGAATCTCCGGCTTTCGTCTCGCCGTGATACTGGATGAGAAAAGCAGTCACCAGACGATTGTGATCTACGGTGGTAATTGTGCTGCAAGGAGAATGCAGGTCACTTCCACAACCTTTATAGTTTCCACCATATGCTTTATCCAGATACGACAAAAACAGCTTTTCTCCATCTTTTACGATATATGGATTCGGATTTTCCACGATATATTTCCGGATTCCATTCGCGATACGCTTCATAGTCGCGTCCGCCAGAGGCTTTGGCCTATCAAATATGGATCGTCCAAAATCTGACCAGTCTATGTAGTCGCCACAGGCTTTCCACCGTGGCTCTCGATCCTTGAAGTGAGTCGGTGCCGGCCATACAATCTCACGTCCGTCTCTCCGGAAGATTGCGTACCAGCGTTTCCGTGTCGTGGGTGCTCCGTAGTCTGCTGCTATCAGTTCTCTGCACTCAAACATATATCCAAGAGATTTCATTGCCATAATAAATTTTCGATAGTCCTCTCCACGACGTTCCTTAATCGGATGACCATTACTGTCAAGCGGCCCCCACTGTTGTATTTCCTCTACGTTTTCCATCAGGATCACGTCCGGCAGAATTGCTTTAGCGTGTTTGTAAACAGCCCACGGAAGAATTCTCAATCCTTTCTCCCGTGGTTTACCGCCTTTTGCCTTGCTATGGCTTGTACAGTCCGGCGACGCCCACATCAGAGCCACGTGCCGGCCTTTTACATATTTCTTCAAGTCAACCTTAAAAATATCTTCTGTTAGATGCAGCGTGTTCGGATGATTCGTTTTGTGCATCAGGATGGCATCCGGATCGTGATTAATCGCAATATCTACCGGTCTCCCCAGTGCCATCTCGATGCCGACGGAGGCGCCGCCCCCGCCAGCAAAGCAGTCAATAATCAGATCCTTCATTGTTTGACCCTCTTTTCGAGAAATTGTTTTCTTTGATATTTTTCATTTTTTTCTTTTGCCCCGGCCGGAGGCTGGCTCCTTTCTGCTTATTTCACACCACATCGATACTGACACTGCCTCGTGCAACCTGCACAACATTGCCGTTCGCATGGTTCAATTTCAGCTCCAGATGCAATTGCATCCAACATTCTATTCTTTGCTTCGATCAGCTTGTTACAGCCTGAATCCGTCATATACTGACAGTCGAAAATATTCTTATCGTTTCTCCCCATTGCACATGCTTCGCATCCGATCCGGTCTTTCAGCGTGCATTTTAGGTATCCATCTTGAAAATACTGCACCGGTGCCCGTATGCAATCTTCTATCTCTGATCCCTGATATTTTACGAAGCGTTCACAGTATGACACCGGGTAAAAATTTCCACCTCTGCACCAATGTGCCTGCTCCCCAGGAAGATTCCAATTTGACCACTGCGTCCGTGGTGAACGTTCAGGGAATGCTTTGTTATAAGGCTCTTCTTTCGCCCTCTTATCGTCATAGCATTCGCCTTCCGGGCATCTGCCGCTCCACCAATACAAGCATTTTTGACACACGCAGCTACCGCAATGGGGAAAACTACCGTACCGAGTTTTTAAATACTCGCTCATAGTAACTTGCTGCATTGTCATTTCTTATGTTTCCTGTTCCACTCGTTCAGATATTCCATCTGTTCATCGTCCTCCCGCGGATCCTTCGGCCGCTCTGGCCGGTTCAGCAGCCACGCCACCGCACCGATGATTGCCCCGCAGAAAACAACAATTCCAATCACTGCCATCTATGCCTCCTCTCTGCCTTTCCAGCAACGTTCCAATTCTTCCAAGACTGCCATGCATACTTGGTTTACAAACTTTCCATTACCGAACGATTTCGCAAGCTGAGAGCATTCCCGGACACTCTCATCATAGTCCTGTTCTTTCCCTGGCCGATTATAATACTTCTTGAAGAATCGCCAGATCTCTGTAAAGAATTTAAAATAATTCATCATGGCAGCTCCTCAATCCGGATATAGATACCAGGCTTCTCCGCCCAGAACTTTTCAGTAATCTCAGATGCCACCAGCGCATCATCCTTCCAGAAGCCTACCAAAGTCATGCAGTCTTTTAACATCTTCTGCAGATTGTCTGTGTCTGGCTTTGTGATCCTGTACTCTCCGTCCTTATGTCCATTCTTCGGGAAACACCACTTGGTAATCAGCCTTACGCCCGTTCTGTACGGTGCCATAATGC